GTTCCGACGCCGATCGTGGCCGCCGTGAGAGAGAATACTGCCATGATGATGCTCCTTAGTTGGTGCCGGCGAAGACGGCGAACGTGAAAGATGGTGTCGTGCCCGTGATGGTGTACACGACCCGGATATGGGTTTCTGTTGCCATCGGTCCAGCGGCCGACGTGTATTGAGCGCCTGCGGTGGTGAAGGCGTTCGATGTGATCCGTGTCGTGGGTGTCGTGAAACCGGCGTTGTCGTCGGTTTGTACGGTGAACGTCACGGATGGTGTGGTACCGGAAACGGTGAACACATGGAAGGTGGCCCACAGGCTTTGCCCGGTGGTCGGGGTGGTGAACGTGGTCGCGGTGCCGTTACCGGTCGCTGTGCGAGCCGCAGACGGGTGCAGGTTCTGGCCACGCACAATGCGACCATCACCCACCCAGTCGAACTGGAACCCGGCCGCATCACCCACCTGACCGGTGAGCGGGGTACGGGTCGTCGTGCGACCAGCGAACAGGAACGCCGGATCGGCAACCGACGCAACCGTCGGACCGAACGTAATCACATTCTGACCGGTTGACGTACCAGGGAACGTCGGATCAACACCGGTCAACGCCACATCCTGAAACCCGGTCACCGACAGTTTCCCACCAGCCAAACCGGGGATCTTGTTCCGCCAACCAGCAGAACCGATCGTGGTCACATCCAACTCATCCACATCAACCGACAACTCAGCCTGCGACGCGAACCCCTCCAAGGCAAACCCATCCACATACAAACCCATCGCCGTATTCGAGTAAACAGCCATCAGGCTCTAGCTCCGATCTTCGAGATATTGACCTCGACAGCGATAATGGCGGTCACCATGTCCTTATCGACCGTGACCGTATGAGGCACACATGAACACCCAGCCAAACCCAACGTGGGGGTAGCCATGATCGCATCGACAATCGAGGCGGTGTTCCCGGTGCCGGCCGACAGGTAGTCATCCAACGCAACACCCGCCGACAGGGCATCCGACCCGGCCGGGTTCACCTCAAGCTCGAACCGGACCGTGGACACACCAGCAGCACCAAACGACTGCCAATAATCCAGGTAGTCGGCGGCCGGGTCGATGATGATGTACGGGTACTGCGGTTCCGCCGATGGGCGTGTCCCGTACACGTTCGTTTCGCGGCCGCTCGCATTCACAGCCGTACGGATCTGATCTGCCAGGGCGGTACGGATACCTTGCAACGTGAGACCGGCCATCAACCAACACCCCACGACTTATGGCCCTGATAATCGGACACAAAGTTACGGACCACCAGCGCCTGACGTTCCGTCACAGCACCTGTATCAACGGCAGCGAGTACACCCAACCGGATATCACGCCCATCTAGGATCGCTTTCGTGGCGATCTTGCACGCCTCGATCGCCGGCGCCGGGATAGCCGACCAACCCCAGGTGGCGGTAACCGTGATCGTCGCCTCACCGTAATAGGTGAACCAGCGTCGCAAACCCTTGTACCGGATCCGGTCATACGGGCGAGACTCACCACCAGCCGACAAACCATTCAGCGGCTCGAGCTGATAGTCGACCGATGACACGGTGACACCATTCTCAACAACCGAAGTGACCGTCGTGCAATCATCAATCATCAGCATCGACGAACCCGAATCGAACGGGGCGAACACACGGGCCGATGCTGCGCCGGCGACGACAATCTTGCGGCCAACAGCGTTGAACAGTGCTTGTGTTGCCGCCGCGATCGCATCTGAGATCGAATCGTCATCAGCGGTCGGGATCTCGTTACGTGCCCACAGTTTGTATTCCGGTACGGTCAGCAACGCCATCAGGCACCCCGGCGGGGACGACCAGGACCGCGCTTCACCTCAGGTGTTTCGGCGGGCACATTCACAGCCTGCTCAACCGGTGCCGGCGCAGCAGACCTGACACCAAGACGGACCAGCTCGGCATCCACAGCAGCCACACGAGACTTCTTGCCAGACATGACATACCCGACACGTTCGGCTTGCAACGCACGCACATAGGCATCATCCATGATGCACCTGCTTTCGGAATCAGATCAATCGACCCCCCTTCCGCAGATTACACGAAAGATGCGCCAACTGAAGGTTCGATAGATCATTCGATCCGCCAGCCGAAACGGGCACAATATGGTCAACCGAACCATACGACGGATCAGGATACGCAACCAACATCTCTACCGGTAGGTGACAAATCCCGCACACATACCCATCACGGGCACCCAGCAGATCACGCTCAAACAACGGGGAACCCGGCAACCGGGGACGACCAGCACGCTTCGCCATCTTCCGGGTAACCGCATGAGCGGCCGAGTTACACCCCATCGAACAGAACTTCGCGTCAGCGCGCATCGTCCGGGGAAGGGTACGGCCGCAATGGACACAGCAACGGTTGGGCTTACGTGGCCCATCACCACGGCGACGAGCTGCCGCCGATGCCCCCTTGCACCCCATCGAACAGAACTTTGAGCGGGCATACGGAGTCTCAAAGATCGTGTCGCACCATTGGCACCCAACAGTGCGAGTCGTTTGATAACCGCCACGACCGGCATACCAGGTCCGGTAACAGACTTTGCACCATGGGTTCAGCCGACCCGTCACCTTGTCCTGAATGTAGAACTCGACAACGGGTCGGCCTATGCCGCACTTCGTGCACATCTTCATCTCCATAGTCATACCGTGACCCTATCACTAGAATCACGGTATGACTAAAGGTCAAAAGGCAGGAGTTACCAATCCAGTTCCCTGGATGAGGCCCATCGCTGATGGGTACCGGGCGAACGTGTAGGCGAAGTAGCCGTACACGACGAACAGCACACCAAGCGAAGCCGCAGCAGGCTGCTCGGCCCGGATGTACACCGGGGCGGCCGGGTCTTCCCACAGGTGCGCCTCTTGTGCGGTCACACCGTAGATGCGGTCCTCGTTCGTACCAGCACCAAGGTTCGTGGCGATGGATGCATCAAGGATCACCGGGACACCGGCAAGGGTGCCGGCGATCGTGACACCACCAACACTGGCATCATATGCGCCGGTGCCGCTGAACGAACCGGCAGTCTGCGGGCCAGCACCACTGATCTGCAGGAACGGCCACGACGTACCAACCTGCGACGCCAACCAGTTCCACCGGCGAGGATGCATCACGAAATGTGAGACACCCATGAACACGGCGGTTTGTACCTGCTGGATGAGGTCGAACAGTTTCGGGTACAGCTCGGCTGCGGTTGGGGTGGCGTCGGTGTATGCGACGGACACACCAGCGGCGGCGTTGAGCCCGTTGGTTGCCTGGTTGATCAGGGTGCTGTTGAGCACGGTGTGGTAGCGGCGGATGAGGTCACCGACGGTGACATCTTCGGTGCCGACGCCACGCTGGAGCGCCTGGAGCGACAGGGTTTGCTGGCCGGCGGCGGTCTGCACCACGGGGGACAGCAGGGTGTCGTCGATGTTCGTTTCGGACACGGCCGAGTTCTCTGTTGCCTGGAGGGCTGCGGAGGTGGCGGTCGTGATGCGCGAGATGTTCACCGTGGTTCCGATGGCGGGCAGCTCATGCTTGTTCATGATGTTTGCCAGTGGCCGCATAGCTGCGACTGCCGGTGCGACCATGTCGGTGAGGTACTGGGGGACGACGAGCCCGGCGAATGCACCGGTGCCGGCGGCACGCAGTTCGATCTGTGGTCCTCGTTCGATCCGCTCTTCTGCGGTGTGGCGGGCGAGCCGCTCCTGTGCGCCGGCGGAGAACCCGAACCCGTGACCGGCCGCGACGTCAGCGAGGAAGCTGATACCGTCTCGCCGTTCGGTGTCGCGGGTGTAGGTGCGGGCTTCGGACTTGACGACGGCACCACCAACAGCGGTCGGGATCACCTTGGAGATCTCGAACTTGCGGGATTCGATGTCGGCGAGTTCGTTGACTCGGAGGGTGAGGGCGTCGATGTCGGCGGTCGCAGCGGTGATCTTGCTGCGGGTCTCAGCGAACGCGGTTGCCTCGGTGTCGTTGAGGTCGCGGGATTCGGCGGATGGTGCGGCAAGGATCGAGTCGAGCTCGGCCTTGGCGGTGTTCCGCTCGAGGATGCGGGCATCGAGTCGTGCCCGGAGTTGGGTAAGGAAATCCATGGTTCGTCTCCTGACGAATAAGGGGGTTTGTGTTGGGAGACGGTCCAGGTGGGTTTCCCGTGTGCGCAGGTGACTTGTGGTCGGCGTGCGTGTCGGCGGGTTCCCGGCGTGTACCGGTTTCTGCTGTTAGAGGCCGAGGGCGGCCGCTTGGGCTAGAGCGAGCGACAGGGAGAAACCTGCCGGGGTGGGTGCGGGCATGTTGCGGGCACCGATGATGGTCGCCGGGTTCGCTGGGAACGTCACAGCGGACACGTCGAACAGGCGAAGCTCAAGGATGCGGCGTTGCGTGTAATCGCCTGACCATTCTTCTCGCATCACCTGGAAAGCGAATGACATCTCGTCAACGTCGCCACGGTCGATCGCCGAGCACAACTCGACACATTCCGGGTTCGTCATGTCCAACGAGGGCACCTCGACCAGCAGGCCGAGATCATCGGCGGACAGGTTCATGGTGCCCGACTTGGTGCGAGCCAACGGCAAACCGTCATGGTTCACCAGGAACCGCACATCATCCCGTTCAGCCAACGACTTCGTTGCGGCACCTTTGGCGATCGTTTCCGACCAGCCCCACGGTGGCCCGCCGCACACGTCGTAGAACGTGTCCCAGGTGGTCGCGTACCCGGTCAGCGATCGGGTGGTGCCACCATCGGCGGCACGCAACTCGATCCGAGAGGTGCGCACGTCGATCATGTTGCCAACCGTGTTGGCTTGTGGCCGTCGGGTAGCGATACCCAACTCGCACGGGTTGACATCGAGTCGGGCTAGCACCTGCTCGGGAAGATGAGAACGGTTGACCATGAGTTACCTCTCAGGGAGTGGTGAAAGCGGTTACTCGCACACCGAATGAGCCTTCGGTGGCGGCGATGAGTCCGGCGGTGCCCTTGGCACGCCATGAGTACACACCGGATTGTGTGAGTGTTGGGAACGTGTACGTGTACACACCGGTTGACGGGTTGGTGGTCGCAGCGTTCGACGCTTCGGTACCGGCCGGATCCTTGGTCAGGAACACCACCGTCGATGGTGATGTGAGCACACCGGATTCGTTCGTGAAGGTGACGGTGACGGTTGGCCGATCTCCGATGTCGTAGCTTGCGGCGGCCATCAGCAATCCTCCGAGTAGGTGTAGGTGATGCCGGCGGCGGCGAGGAGTGCTGCAGCGTCGGCGGCCGACATGATGTAAGTGCCGTCAGCTGCGGTGATGGTGACGATCGCTTCTGCTGCGGCGAGTAGACCGGCTGCGGAGGCGGCGGTGAGTGTGGCGCAGGCGACCCCGGGCGGGTTCTCGGCACCGGATGTGGCGATCGCTAGCAGGCCGGCGAGTATGCGGGCGGTGGTCGAGATCGTGACGGTTGGGGCCGAGGCGGCGACCGCTCCGAGGAGCGCCCGGGCGGTGGTGGTGATCTCGGCGGTGAGCGTTGACCGGGTATGTACCCCAAGGTGTGCAACTACGGCGGTTGAGATATCTGGCCGGTAGATGCTGTCGGTCAGGATCCCGGCGAGCACCCGGGCTTGTGCGTTTGGTTCGGGTCGTGCGCCACCGCTGTTGGTGAACAGCCCAACCTGGGCCATCGCTGGGACAGATACATCAGTTGCCGAGGTCGGTTGGGAGAGTGCGAGTAAACCGACCTCGGCGAGCGAGGTGGCGGTGATGTCGGCGGTCGGACCTGAGCGGGCATGCACGCCGAGCTCGGTGAGCGACACAGCGGAGATGTCCGGGCGGGCGCCCGAGCTTGCGGTGAACGTACCGGCGAGCACCCGGGCTTGTGCGTTCGGTTCGGGTCGTGCGGTGCCGGATTGGGCGAGCACACCAACCTCGGTGATACCAGCAGCCGACACATCGGGGCGGGCACCACCAGAAAGACCCAGGATGCCTGCCAGTGTCCTGCTAACAGCCGACACATCAAATGTGGCACCAGCACGCAGATGGGCACCCACGAACGCCGCAGAGGTCACCGTGAAGTCGCCGCCACCACCCGCCGAGAAGTCTTCTTGGACGACGGCAAACGAGCCGGTTTCGTCAAGGATGTGGAACCCATCCTCTGACAGGATGTACCCGTTCCCGGTGGCGGCTGCGGTTTGGATGGCGGCAAGCCCGGCGTACACGTTCGCCGACTTGGAGAACTCGACAGTGGGTGCGCTGCCGGCGCGGGGCCCGGCGAACGTGTTCGCTGTGGTTGTCACATCGAAGACACCGGCTTCGACAGACTCGAAACGGAAATCGCGGGCGGCCGGTGATGCGTTGGTTTGTAGCCCGATCTTTGTTCCGGTGGAGATTGTTGCGTCGGTGAACGGGGACCCGGAGATGTTGGCGTCGTCAAGTTTGACAGTGAGGGTGGTGCCGTTGATGCCGAGGAACAGTCGGCGGGTGGTGCCCAGAGCGAAGGCGCCGGCGACGGACCCGATCGACGTTTCGGCACCAGCAACAATCTTGAGGACCTGTAGGTCGCGGCCGCCGTTGCATCGTGCCGCATAGGCGGTTTCGGCGAATGGTGCGCTGCCATCGAACCGGACCATCAGCCGCGACCAGACGGTCGTCGCGGCGGCCGAGGTGGTGACGACAACTTCGGCCCAATGGTTGACACCGGTCATGGCGGTGGTCAGGTACCCGGATTCGTCGGCGCCTGCGGTTGAGCCTTGGAGTGCACCGGTGTTGACAACCAGGGTGCCGGTAACGGCGGTGCAGCCGGTGGTTGTGTCGAAGTTGTTGCGTGCAAGGGTCGGCATCCTTGGTTACCTTCCCGGTCGGCTTGCTCCGATCACTCCCACGAATAGTCGAGTAGCACGGTGTGGTAGATCGCACCGGCTGAGGCGGCGGTTCCACGCCGGTTCCGGCAGAGGGCCACGAACTCGCCGGGGTTCACGAAGATCGGAGCCTCGAACGAATACTGGATCGTCGCCATCTGCGTGAGTGCGGCGGCAGCAGCGGCCAATGTCCTCGAACCGAGAGCGATACGGCGCGGGGCCTTCGTGGTGCCGGTAGCGAACGACGCCGTTTCGGTGGTCGCCATCGACACCGCCGTATGCCCAACCGCCAGCGACCACACATCGTTGTACCCGCCAGCGGTCAGGGCGGTCGAAACGAACGAGTCGATCTTGATGCCACGCACCACCAGCCGGCGACCGGGAACCGAGGTGGAACCGGCCGGAACCTGATACGACATGATGATGCCGTCGGTGTTCACGGCAAGCGTGTCGGTTTCCAAACATTGGCCACCGAGGCCGGAGATCAGGTTGGCAGTGAGTGCCGTGTTCGAGGCGACCGCTGCGGTCGGGATCGTCGAGTTCGCGAACGTGGCGAGCGACCCCATCGTGCCACCCGACAGACCCTGATATGCGCCAAACAACCGGTTGCCGATGATGCTGGACCGGTCGGCGACCTGCTTGCCACGCTGGAAGATGCGGTAATCGGTGAACGTGGCCGATAGTGCACCACCAGCGGTGCCGGTGTTCGCATGACGAATCGACCAAGGCAGCGTCGCCGACTTACAAGGAAAGCTCTGACTCGTCGGTGTGGGTAGCTCACCGTACTTGTAGTTGTTGATCCAGAAGGTGGTGGACACGTTGTTTACCTGGATCAGGAACCGGTTCACCTGGTTGGCGGTGTACACGAATGTGCCGGTACCACCCGACAACGGCAACACCGACGTCGTGGTTTCAACGCCGCTGTTGTTGATCACACCCTGGAACCCGGATGACGACAACCGGAAATACACACCATCGGTCGGAGCGAACGCTGTGGACGCACCACGACGGAACAGGCCGAAGTCGATCACAGCACCCGTCACTGGGGCAGCAGAGAACGCCACCGACGTCTCACACGCCAACGTCAACGTGCCCGACACCGGGAACTCGGCGAACGTACCGAACGTCATGCCGGTCGCGGTGGTGGTAATCCCGCCCGAGTTGGTGAGCAGACCGGCAGCCGACGCTGTCGCCGTCAGCGTGGTGAACGTATGTGAATGCTTCCCGGTGTTCTGCGTCGTGTAGTTGAACGTCTCCTCATCAAGATGCGAGTCCTGCGCGACACGCAACCGGTAATCCTTGTCGGTTTCCGGGGACAGCACCTCACGGGTGCCGATCTTGGTGCCGTTGTCAATCTCCGACATGATCGACGGCCCATTCACATCACCGCCACCCTGCGCAACACCCACCGAGTTATACCCGGGGGCGTTGACCTGCAAGTTGAACGACGTATCAACGTTCGCTTTCCCCGCCGTCGAGGTGCCCGTATCAATGACTGCCATGAGAGCCTCCTATGCGGCGATCTGGTATTGAATCTTGCGTTTCCCGACAACCGGCCCAGGGAACGCCATCGCGGTCACCACAAACGACCCGGTGCCGGGCAGAGCGGCGAGCAACAGTTGGTCCCATTCGACATCACCGGCGGTACGCCCGGTTGCCGTGTTCGATGACTGCACCACAGCCACATGCAACGCCGATGACGTGCAGTTCGCATCGGTGACCGTGAACGTCATCGCCCACTGCGGTGTGGTACCGAAGTCGATCTCGGTTTCAGTCCACTTCAGAATGTTCGCTGTCGTGATCTTCTTGTCGGTACCCGTCGCGGCCATCGTCGCATCGGACACATCGACAACCACAAACAGGTCATCGATCGCCAGTGCGGTCAGCGCCGCATACCCGGTGATCTTCGTATCAGCCACGGATCAGCCGAACGCCGTAGCGTCGATCACAAGCCCGGTCGTGACCGGCAGGATCAGGTTGCCGGAAATCGAGAAGGTCTGCGGCACCGTCTTGAACCAGGCCACCTCACCATCAGTGGTCACATCAACAGCGGCACCACCCGAGGTCGTAGCAACCGTGAACGCGTTCGCCGTCAAACCGGTCGCACGCACAAAATACAACGTGGTCAAACTCAACCCAGTCGGCAACGACTGCCCGGCAATCGCCGTGAAGAACACCCGATCATCAGTCGTCACACCATGCGCAAAGTCAGCGAACGTGTCCGTAGAAGCGGTGATCGTCGCCGCACCACGAAGTGTCGAACCGATCTGCCAGAAACCCTGCGAGTTACCAGCCGACACAGCATCCCACACACCAACCGCCTGGATTGTCTGACCGGCGTTGATTGGGATGGTGAGCTGCGCCGAGTTCGCACGGGTGCCCGCCGAAGCAGCAGCCCAGGTGATCGCCTGACGAGCGTACGAACCACCAGAGGTTTCGGTTACCCCGAGGTCGGTATACGCACCAGCATGCGTGTACGAGGTAACGCTGATCAGGTTATTTTTTCCGGTTGTCGTCAATGGCATGGTGTCAGCCTTTCGGGGGGAGAGTAGCGGTCTTAGTTGGAAGTGCCCCTGGCAGATCCGCGCCAGCATCATTCAGGATCGACCTGGCTTCTTCATCCGTTAGGACCACATCAACACCAAGATAGATCTTCTGGATCATCTCGGCCAACTGTCTAGACTGCGATACTTCAGGGCCTGTCTTCGGCCTATCAAACGTATCCCCCGTCGAAAGGGGGGGCAATCCTTCTTCTGCACGCATCTCGTTGACCTGCAGCAGGGGTGTGCCGGCTAGGTTCCCGATCTCGGCGGCGGTCTTGTAGAACGCTGCACGGGCCGTCAGATCGGCACGCAGGAACGCATCCAGGTTGAACCGCAGTACACGCCTCGAGCCGTTCGGGACCAACCTGGAAAGGCCAGCTTCCAACGGGATCATGTACCGGGACAGGCCAGAGGTGCGCCATTCGGCGTTCCCGGCGGCCGTGTTCGTGTAGGTCACATTCTGACCTGACACCGACAGGCCAACCTTGCCAGGCGGAACACCGAAGATGCGGGCCACATCCTGACCTGATGCTTGGATTGTGTCGAGGAACTGGGATTCGTTCGGGGCGATCTGCACCCGCTCGAGCTCGATGTTCTGGGGGATCACCACAATCTCACGGGAACCCTGCATGATCCCCATCAGCTTCTCTTTCAACGACTTCGCACCATCGTCACCAGGATCGGTGGCCGGTCGGGCGATCATCGTTGGGTGGCCACCATCACCAAAGAACCGGGCACCGAACTCGGTAGCGGCCAAACCGATCCCGATGCTTTCGGCATGCGCAGCGATCGGTGACATACCCACCGGGGAACCCGGCTGCGTGTACAACGGGCAATGCCACAGGCGGCCCGACGGCCACACCTGCTCAGGTTCACCATCGACCGACACATCCCACATGCGGGACTTGCGGTTGTACGACCAACGCACACACGACGGGTCAACCGGGATCAGCGACGCCGGCCACCCACGAGCATCAACTGTTGCCACATATGCGTAACAGTTCCCCTTGAGCGCCAACGTCCATGTCTGCTGCCATATCCAGGTTTCCCACGCGAGATCCGGGGTCGGTTGGAAGAACAGAGCGGGCGGTGCCGACTTGGTAGTCACACCATCAGGGCCAACACGATGCTCCTCGAGGGGCAGCTGTTGAATTGCCTCAGCGATCGTGGACAGGCACGCCCACACAGCCGAATGGCGAAGCGCGGTTTCGTTGTTGACCGTCACGCCACTGTTCGTGCCAGCACGACCGAACCGGCCATTGATCACATAATCGGTGGCGGTCAGGTTCCCGGTGCGCTTCTCGGCGCGCAGCAAGATACTCACAGACCCAACCTGTACGCCAACGCAACACCCAACAGGCCACCAACGATCCATCCGGCAGCAACCGACAACATCGCAACACCCACCACAACAGCCACAGCGGACCCGATCTCGAGAACATCCGACGACAACTTACGCATGATGCTCCAATCAGTACACAAAGAACTCGGGGACAGCAGCAACCTCAACACCATGCGCCAACGTCACAGCGACCAACGGGGTGATATCAATCGACGACGCACGCTGCGACCATGCCCACGACTCGCCCACCGGCCGAATATCGGCACCCACCACCGCAGCATCCAACACCGGCTGCCCAATATGGGCGACCCGCTGATCCAACACCGCAGCCTGAAGGGCAGCACACGAACCCACATAATCGGCGGTCGAAACCTCAATCAACTCGACCCCAGCGGCACGCAACGGGGCAAACAGACCGGCCGTCGGTGACCTCGGGTCCACAATCAGACCGCAACCCAACGCCTTCGTAGCACGAGCGGCCGTCTCAACCACCCAACCGGTGCCCGGTTTCGCGTCGGTCACCTCGATGTGTTCCACACCAGCCGACACACTGCCAGCCACAGCGAACGACGCCGCAGCCATACCCGGACCCACAGCCAACGCCAACCGAGGAACACCAACCATCACCGAGCTCGGACGCCGGCACAACTCCCACCGATCCAACGGCAACACACCCGAACCAACATCAGACGACACCACCACACCAAGCCGTTCCACAAGGAACGCTTCCCGTGAAAGCTGCGTCAACTCCTGCTCCTCGATCCACTGCTCCGAGATACGGATGCCGAGCGCAGGATTGCATGCGTACCAGGCGTCACGGTCATTGATATCGACCGACGGCTCACATGACCATTCGGCATAGAACAAACCGGGTGCCGTCTTCGCGATCCCCAGGTTCCGTACCCGGTGCAACACGGTCGATTCGGGGAGCGGGGCCGAGCTCGTGTACGTGAACTGCGGTGGGTCCGCATTCAACGACTGCGCCGACATCGCCGGCAGGATCGCTTGCATCTGCTCATCGGTGAGGAACAGGGCCTCATCGAACACCAGCCGTGACGGGGAACCACCACGGGCCGTCTTGCGGCCACGGGTGATGAACTCGAGCCGGGCGCCGGTATCGGTGCGTTGCAACGCTTCTTTGCCGTTCGAGAAGTAGACGTGTGTGATCTCGTCAAGTTCAGGGTTCGCCCG